ACCTTGGTTCCCAGGCTGGTGACGCTAACTATCAGTTCGACCTGACATTGGCTCTTGCTGGTGGTGACGTTGTGAAGATTGGACCTAAAGTCGTAGTAAACGGAGATGGTAGCGGGGCGCTGATTTATGGTGTGGGTTCTAACACCTCTGGTATTACTGATATGTTCGTAGCCAATACTGGTTCTGGATATCACGTAGCTAACCTGTCAGTCACCCAAACAAACGCGACTATCACAACCGCTGCTGACTTCCGTCCTATCGTTTCCCCAGTGGGTGGACATGGATTCAACATGGTCGAAGAACTTTTCGGCTTCAACGTAATGTTGAACGTCCGTCTTGAAGGTTCTGAGTCCAATACCTTCACAGTATCCAACGACTTCCGTAAAATCGGATTGGTACGTGACCCAGTTCAGTCTGCTGACGCAACTCAGTTGTATGTCAGTGAGTTGGCTGATCAGACCACACGTATTCGAATTGGATCGACAATCGCTTCCAGTGCTGACTACTATGTCGCTGACCAACAGGTCATCGGTTCACTGTCAGGTGCAACGGCTTTCGTTGTTGACTACAACAACACCGCTGATGCAAACTCTGCTGGAACACTTGGATCTGGATCTGACCCACAGGTCTACCCAGAACTCCGTGTAACAGAGATTGTCCGTGGTGGAAATACGACTGCTGGGTACGATGGAGTCCCAGGCTCTTTCCAAGTTGGTGAGAGAATCATGAGAGTCACAACTGCTGATCCTAACGGAGTAGCAACTGACCCAGTCACCGCTGCTAACGATGCAACATCTTCAAACATCGTGTTCGAAAAGCCAGACATGAAGAAGTATCGTGGAGATATTCTTTATGTTGAGAACAGAAGTCCTGTCTCAAGAGCTTCCGATCAGGTTGAAGATATCAAACTCATCGTTCAGTTCTAATTTTACTGCCCCGCTTCGGCGGGGCGTATTTCAGAATAGGAAGTTGAATGCCAGTCCAATCAGACCAACTATTTACCTCTGATCCGTATTATGACGATTTTGACGAGAGGATGAATTTTTACCGCATCCTTTTTCGTCCATCTTACGCGGTACAGGCCAGAGAGCTAACACAGATACAGACCTTACTACAGGACCAACTCACTAAAACAGCGAATGTCTCATTCAGAGACGGCGATTTGGTAGCAGGTGGAGGTCTCACAGTTGACACGACCTTAGCGTCGGTCAAGTTAGAAAACACTTTTGACAACGCCACAGTCAATGCTCAGCATTGGTTGGGGTCTACCATCTATGGTGCTGCTGACGGCGGAGTAGGTGTAGCCCGTGGTTATGTTGTCGCCGTGTCTGATAGGGACTCATTCGACCCTAACACTCTTATCGTAAGATATGTTACAGATTTGATTTTTGCAGACGGCGTTACTATCTACGACGCTGACCGAACATTAGAAGCAACAACAGTTTCCGCGACAGGTGCGTCAAAGACACCAAACGCATCAAACGTCGCCTCAATTGTATCTGTAGACGAATCGGTCTACTATGTCTCAGGGTTTCTCAACTACGTAGCACCACAAACACTTATCCTTGAGAAATACGCCAATACACCAAGCTACAGTATTGGTTTCAACATTGACGAGGTCATTGTTGACGAAGCTGATCAAAACTCTAGTCCAGTCTTTACACAGATACCCATCGGGGAAACACTACTGGACCCAGCTAACGGGGCTTACAACTACAACGCTCCAGGCGCGACTCGTTACAGACAGATACTCAATATTGCAAAACGCACTTATTCAAACACAGACGTTATCGAGGCAGAAGGTAACACTCGATTCGTAGAACTTTTCAGAATCAATAGAGGGGAAGTATCATCAAACTATGACTCAATCTATCCTAATGACACTTTTAGAACGCGACCTACTCACCAGAAGAAACAAATCGATCCCTTGCTCGTATCAGCACATCAATCAAGAGGTACGCAGGGATTTACGAATACTTCTGTACAGAGTACGATCACAGGAAAAGGGACTGCCTTTTTAACAGACTTCGCGGTCGGGGATAAGATTTACTTAGAGAAGGACCAATACTATGGAAACGGAACAGTGTCCTTCAATGGGTCTGGTTTCATCACAGGTCAAAACACGACCTTCAGTAATGACTTTTCTGCTGGTAAGTTTATTACTGTAAACGACAAGGACTATGAAATTGCAAACGTCCTCTCAAATACCTCGATGTTCATCATAGGACAGACAGACAAGAACATCGTAGAAAACCCATACATAGTCAAATCAGCTAGGGCGACAGAAGTCTTAGCCATCGGTTCTGATACTTCTATGACTGTCAACGCATTAGTCGGTGACGGAACAGACCAAAAGATAATCAATGCAAACACCTTTACTGTAAGAGTTGAGGGTGGCGCCACTATAAATGGTGAAGAAGTCACAACATTCCAGGCTTCCAAAGACATCACCATTCGTAAACCGCGTGACACCCAATACATCAACAATGTGTCAGTAGGGGTGGGACTACAAAACTATTTCGTAGTCTCTGGAGAACAAGACGGACACCCCACATTCCTCCAAGGGCCAGGTGCGTTCGACCTAGAGGGCCTTGGTGAGGTAGTCCACCTCCACTCTTCTCCATTCGCCAACACCTCAACTCTCACGCAGATTATGTCAACTGTTGTTGCAACTGCAAGGGTGAGAGACTTCATGCCATTATTTGTCGACAATGTAGACCAAGGAAAGAACGGATATGGTATTGCACTTTGGAACATAGAACCACGGACAGTCGCTAACACTATCGGTGTAGCGGGAGACACCACGGGCTTCTATGCCAACGATACTTTCCTTACACTCAACGGACCTACCGCTCAGTTAGATGACGCATACAACGGAGTCACGTTAGAGTTTACATCTGGCAAACTGGCTGGATTTCAGACAAGAATCAAAACATATTTTGCGAATAGCTCGCTCATCGTTGACTCCTTACCTAACATGCCTGCTAACAACGATGGGTACAGACTCCTGTTTCAAACGAAGGATGTCAAGTCTATTTGTGCACAGAATAATTCTACCTTGAGTATTTCTACGAAGTACCAAGTTAGTAACGTATATGGGAAGGTGAGTAATACGATACTTGGATATACTTATCGTGACAGCGTATTATTCAAACAAAGCCAAACTCCTCAGTTCCTCTATGAAACACCTTACCAACTGAAGTCCTTACGGACCCAAGGCGGTACTGTGAAGACCAGTTACAAGTCTAGACGTAGAGAGTTAGTCACGATTGTTCCTCAGGCTGGTACTGCAGGATCAATGACAGTGGATTCAGGTATTCAGTTCACCTTCCCATTTTTTGACGGAGTGATGGACGCACAAGACGCTCGAGAGAGTTTCCAAGTCTTTGTAGCGGCGACATCAGACAACATCAATACACCAGTGGGTAATTCCCTCGCCATCTCAGGTCAGTTAGATTCAGTGACCCTTGGAGGTGGTGGAGCTGGTGGCGGTGCAGGTAAAGCGACCTCGGCGACATTCTTTATCTCCGATAGAGGAGCAGCGACACAGGCTTACGTTGTCGCGACAGTGGAAGCCGAGAACATGGCATTCAAGACGAAGACACTTATCAATCAAACAGGATTCATTGTCGAAGAACCAAACACTACTTTAGGAGGTCTCGACAGTGTTCAAAAGACAGATATTTATCGAATCAGAGCAGTTATCGATTCACAGGTAGACGTAAATGGAAACAGAAACATTCTGTCTTCTACCGACCTCCAAACCGCTGCACAGGGGGGAACACTGTCTGGGGCAAATACTGTTTATGTCACAGAAAATTACGAACTCGATACAGGACAACGAGATGACTACTACGATCACGGAGGCGTCAGACTCGTTGGGGCTCCACCTACTGGACAAATTGGAATCGTTTTTGATTACTTTGAACATGACGCCATTGGATCTGCTGCTTATTTTAGCACTGATTCCTATCCTAATGTTTTTGAACCCGAAGACATTCCTGTCTACACTACGAGCGCTGGAAGAAAGATTCCCCTCGCTAACGCGATAGACTTCAGACCTGCGATACAAGACTACAACTACACAGCGACATACTACGCTAACACACAGGTAGATGACCCAAGTACAGAAGGCGACGTTTGGGACTCATTGTTATTCTTACCCACGATGAATGATGGTGTATCGGTATCACTAGGATACTTCACCAAGAGAATAGACACCATCATGATAGATGCGGAAAACGAAATAGAATTGATTCGTGGACAAGAAGACACGGAGCCAGAAGCTCCTATGGTCAAGAAGGATGAACTTGAGTTATTTGACATACTCGTTTATCCATACGCAAGAACACTTAGAGAAATAAAAATCAAACCTAAGTTTGCAGACTACAACCTAGAATACGACCTGTTCGCTAACTTCGCAGAGGGTGATACATACGGACAACCTACTGGACTGGTACGGGCTTACGTAGAATCCTTTGAGGGATTCGGTAAGGCAGACATCGGTACACCAGAGTTTTCGATGGCTATCGACACGAAAGATAGAATACTCCACTCGATGAAGAACGTACAGACTTGGGACATGGAATTTGCTCAGAATGCATCAAGAAACGTAACATCCTACGATGACAAGATTATCGTCATGGAACACACAAACGTAGATGCGATTCAACAACCATACTACTCAAACACGATTGCGATAAACCCATTCGGTAGGTCCAAGTTCCAAGGACAACTCAAGATGACACCATCTATGAATCCTTGGTTCGATGACAATGTCAAACCTACTGTAGCGGTAAACGAAGTCGGTGAGAATGATATGTTTGAAGTCGGAGTTGTGAACTATCTCAACTGTTCATTCAACTTCTGGCAGACATACTGGTGGGGTCAACATTCACGTAAAGATAGATTCAAGTCTATCTCGACCAGACAATTCCAGTCATTCTCAGATAGAGTTCCTTATGCACCTCTACCAATTCAGTTCAATGAAGAACTCAATGACAATGTCACAAGAGATGCATCGGTAATTCCATACATGCCGTCACAGGACATCTTCTTCAATGCTGAAGGTTTGAAACCATACACAAACGTATTCATGTATGTTGACGGAGAAAGAGTCGACCATCGTTTTGTATCTCTACCACAAGGACTGGTATTCGAAGATGTCAACATCACAGGTTCACAGTTTGAGATCGGTGAGACAGTCAGTCAGGTAACCAATGTCGGTACAGCCGAGGCGACAGTCGTTCACTCATTCAAACCAACCACAGACAGAACTACTGTCCTCGTGATACGAACTTCAGTTGCAGACTTTGACGTTGATGCAGAAGACACAGTAGACGGACAGACATCTGCTGGTCGTGGTAACCTGTTCAACGTGGAAGCAGTCGCTACAGAGTTTGAAGCAAACCAGTATGGTATCGTCGCAGGTCTTCTCAGATTACCACCAGGCCGATTCACCGCCACAGACAAACTTATCCAGATTACAGACAAGAACACATACGAGGCTGGAAACGTAGGTGAGTCAACCTTTGCGGAATTCAAGTATCAGGCAAGACCTAGTTACCCAATGGCACGTCAAACCCGACCAAACGAGTTACGAAGGTCAGACAATAGGGACGAGACAGTCTACTATACAGAGTTTGACAGAGAGAAGTATACTACTGATTTTACACGAGAGTTTGCTCAGTGTATCTATGTTGACCCAGCAGAATATCCAAAGGGATACCACATGACTGGGTTTGCAATCTACGTGGCGAACACAGACTCGTTAGCGAATACTGGTTCACCTCTCAAGTTCAGTCTACGACCAATGGTTGATGGATACCCATCACCTTCAGAGATTTTACCATTCTCAGAAAAGATCGTTCAGGCTACAGAGGTAAGAACTACTGTACAGAATAATCTTGAGCCTGACAGTCAGACCACAAACGATGGTGACGGAAACGGAACCAAGGTCTACTTCAGGGCTCCTGTCTATCTCTACCCAGGCAGAGAATACGCACTGGTGATTGACACAGACAACCCAGAATACAAATTACACGTTGGACGAATTGGTGAGACACTTACAAACCTCACACATCGTATTCGACCATACAAAGAGCTTCCACGAATGTTCCGTAGAAACAACAATGGCGGATGGATGGAAGACAAGTTCAATATGTTGACGATGCAGACTTATCGTGCAGACTTCTACACAGGATCTTCATACGCTAGATTTGTGATGAAACAACCACCAGTCGCTAACGTCAAAATGGATGGATTCCACCTCCACGTTGGTGATGTCTCTTATGGGAACGTGGCCTTCATTGACTATCAGTGGAAGGGCTCATCTGAGACACAAGGTGATGACCTTGATTACAGATCCTTTGGTCCAAACGAGAACTATTGGTTCAATACTATTTCCAAGATAAACGAACAGAGAGTGATCTCAACCTCGGCTAACTCATTCGTCCTGAATGCGGTCATGTATACATCGGACGAAGACCTGTCACCAGTATTTGACTTTGAACAAATGAAGTTGGTGACTTGGGAGAACGTCATCGATAACGCACAACTTAATAATGACGCGTTCGTCATCGAGAACCCAGGCTTAGGTTATCACTTTGATACTACAGTAAACGGAAACACCGAAGCAACGATTGCAATTTCTGGTGGTGACCGATACGCGAACGGAGATGAGATAGCAGTCGCGACCCTAAACATGGGAGCGGGTGGTAGAATTTCATCCGTCAACGTAATCAACGGAGGTTCAGGATACACAGGAAATGTCTCCGTTGTAATAACGAACAAAGCTGGAGAGGCTGCACCAACTACAGATGCAGTCATCAGAGTAAAATCGGAAACGGACCCTTACCTTGGTCTTGTAGGTAGTAGATATATAAGTAAAGTCTTTGAGATCGGTGATACAGCAAATGCTCTCAAAGTTATGTTAGAAGGTAAGAGACCAGGCGGTAGTAATATTAAGGTTTACATGAGGGCCGTTTCTGGTTTTGATAACAGTAGAATTTATGATGCATGGTATCAAGAGATACCAATGATAGGTGACTCTAACACAGTCTACTCAGACGTTTTCACTGAGTTTTGTTTTGAGACAAGTACGGACTTCTTACTACGAGACCAGACAGAGAGAGTCTTTGGTGAGTTCTCCACATTCCAACTCAAAGTTGTCTTTACGTCAGAGGATACCAGTCGAACACCAGAAGTAAAGAATATGAGAATATTCGCATTCAATAGGAACTTATAATGTCTAACGCAGTTTCAAACAATACAGGAAGTTTCACAGACTTAAAAGAGATAGAGACGGCTGATACTCTAGACACTTTTCGTCTTGAGTTCAACAAGGTAGCTAATCTCATAAACCTCAGTTATTCTTCTGAGGCGAGTAATACCGAACTCTATCCTGACTGGGAACCATCCACTATTGTTATGAGAGGTCCGAATGGTGAGTTCTCGGCTGGAGACTTGGTAGTCAATAACATTGCCCTACAAGGTGAAATTTCTGGTAGAATCAATCAGATAGCAGACGATACGTTTGCGACCATGATAAAACTGGATGGATGGGACTCAGAGATAGATGACAAAACTATCAAGTTCTATGCAGATGGTGGAACGGAAGGGTCTGAACGAGCGACAATAAATTCTTCAATGATTCATCTGAGGTTGGATACAAACCAGATGGGTGTGTTCAATGCATACTCACAGGTAAATCTCATGGATCAGTTGGTTGTCTTCCAGAATACAGAATTCAAAAATCCTATCATGTTACCTACTGGAAACAATACCATCACAGTAGGACTTGAGGGACAGGTAAGATACAACATAGAGAACGAAGAAGTCCAAGCTTACAAACTGAATGATGGATGGACAAACGTAGCTTCCAGTATCGACGCCGCTACAGACACAATACTTACTGCGGTCCAACCCAACGAAGTTCTGACTTGGAATGGGTCATCGTGGGTCAACCTTCCTGTCAATCCATTGGGGTCAGCCTCGATGGACATTCTCGCTGACGTTGCAATAGATGCGTCAAACGTAGCGACAGGGATGTTCATTCGTTACGATGGAACTTTCTGGAGAGAGGAAACACTTACTCTCGACATGGCTCAGGACTTTGACTCAGTCAACCGAACACCAAACGATGGTGACGTTCTTCACTGGGACACTGCGAACTCCACATGGGTTCCAAACACAGTCGCAAATACATCAACAGCGAACGTGTCACTGGTTGGACAAGACATCATCTTCACCAGAGATGATACCACACTTTACTCTGTCAATGTAAACCCACTTTTCACATCTGTAAATACTTTCTCAGATGTCGATACCACTGGAGCATACCAAGACTCCATCCTGAAGTGGGACATTGGACCAGGCGGAATAGGAAGATGGATAGTCACCGCACAAGATTCAGTATCGAATAGTTCTATCAAAGATGCATATCTGGGATCACAAACCAGTGTTTATGCAAATACGATTCTGGTCGAAAGACAAAACGGACTTGATCCTTTCAACATTCCACTTCACGACCTTATCTCATCCCTTGACAGACTGGGTGACGTTTCTACCAAGGACGCAAATGCTCCTGTAGGTGGACAGGCACTCGTTTGGGATGACGTAGCTGAACGATGGTCACCAAACAACATCGTCGCTACCACGGCAAACTTAGACGCAAATTTTTTACATGAGCTAAGTGATGTCTCAAATACAACTCCGACAGATGACCAGATTCTCAAGTATTCAACCACAACGAATAAATGGGAACTGGGATCGGACATAAACGACATCACAGACAAATCACTTGGTGAATTACAAGACGTTGATATCGTATCACCTTCCGCTAACTCTTACCTCAAGTGGACAGGAGCAGAGTGGGTCGCAGCTTCAGACATTGTATCTGAAGGACTGGGATCACTCACAGACGTAGCGATTGACGATCCTCTGTATGCACCACAACATATGCAGGTTCTCAAGTTCAATACAAATACGAACAAGTGGGAACCACACGATGACTCTCTGACAGAGATTGGATCTTTCGGTCTCTCAAGACTTTCAGACGTAGACGTAGAAACTACACCACCGACTGACGGACAGGTCTTGAAATGGCACGCCGCTGAAACACAGTGGAAACCAGTCGCAGACGATTCGTATTTGGCGATTTTGGACACAGTCGTTCTCACAATCATGAACGATGTGGACCTAGTAACAACTCCTCCTGTTCAAGGAGACATTCTTAAAT